CAATGTACAAAAAAAAGAAATTTCAGAATCGGTCGGGCTGTCTGTGTCGGCGCTCAACAAGGCGCGGCAGAGAACTATTAAGGCTATCCGGGCTGAAAGCCGCACTGTTCCAAAGTCGTTTCTTCAAAAAGTAACCTATTTTGATTTCTTCGAACATGGAGGATATCCAAAGCAGCAATCCGATTGCACAGTGTATCCGGACGCGCTGCTGGAATTCGATTTTGTGAATGATGTGACGTGGGGAGAGTTCATTCGAGTCACAAAAAACCATGTCCATTATGCGCAAGCGTGGCTCCAAGTTGTCTCGGCTGGCTGGCCAGAAAACAAACAGTTCGAATTCAGGATCGCGTATAAACACGTTTTCAAACAGTACCTTTCAGACATCATCGGTAATAGTAAGTCTCCCACAGGGCTGGTGTATTGGCCGTCAGACAGCGACGCAGCACCGCCATACCTGTGTAAGCTAAAAGTGTATGCGGCCGGAGATGGTCGGTTTATGAATAACCTGTTCCGATACGTCTCTAAAGAGAGTCTCAACAACTACCATGTTGCGCTGGCCGCAGGATACACGCTGGACCCAGGATTCATAGTCGATGAAACTACAACCCCGCCGAAAATAATCAGAGACAAACAGTATCGCTGGCCGCTCATCACAGGACACCTGGCGCCGGGGTATCGAGAAATAATTCCTTCGCGAGGTTTGCTGGTACATCGATCGAAGGATCCCAAGAGACTCAACGCGCCGTATATCGAATCGAAAGATGTTGGAGACTGGCTGGCACCGGTTCGAGCATCCACATATCGGCCTGGTGAGCCACGTCATGAATACATTCCCGGTCGGTTTACTCCGAACAGCATCAAAAAGAAGGTGGTGCCGGTCAAAGAATTGATGTTGGACCTGAGATCCGCGATTTCAACAATCAATGATTCCTTCCCGTCGCTGCCAGTGGACGCGCTGGCGTATCAGATTTGTCGAGGAATGATCAATGAAATCGATGAAAGCGTATCCCAGGCGTTCCTGTTCATGGTCGGCACGAGTGGTGCGGGTAAAACTCAGATTACGAGGCTTGCTGGAGAGATACTCGGAGCGGAAACGTGCGTGATCACACTCACAGACGATATCACAAAAGGTATCCAGAGACTTGGGTATGCGTTCAAAAACAAAGAGCGGTTCATCTGTCTCGATGAATTCCATATGCTTTATCAATCGAACAAACAGCGAGAGCGCACTCAGATAACCCGGTTGCTCCAATCGCTTTCCCGCCGGTACCGGTTCGATGCGAAATACAAAGACGATGAAACCGTAGACTCTAATTCTGTGGTGGTCATGACCGGCACAACGGTTCCGAGTGATTTTGCATCGAAACAGCTCGGACGCCGGACGTTGAAATGCGATTTGCGAGAGTTACCGAAGGGAGTTAACTGGCTGGAAACATCGAACGGGATCATCGGATGGCGGTGTCGGAACAAGTCACACAAATATAGTTGCGATCTGATCATATCCCGGATATTCGATTTCCTGTGCCATCCTGATATCGACTTCAACCATTTGAAGATCGAAAAAACATTCAAGATATTGAGATTGAATGTGATCGATAACCCGGACACGGAAGCGAGAGAAAACGCGTATGCCACCTTATACAAAATCTGGAAACATTCCTATCTTGCGAAGCTTTACGAGTTATCGACTGATGAAGATAACACAGCGTTCCTGGCCGATCTATTGCAAACTGAGTGGGGAGATTCCGATTGGGTCCATCCCGATTATGTGATGGGATCAGAAGGCTGGCTCAACATGAGGCATCCGATGCTTGCAGACTGCCAGATAATCGAAAACATATTCAGCAACTTGGACTCAGACGCGCATCCGAGACAGGTTGTCAGCAACTTCCGTAGAGAAGAAGGCGAAGAATCTTTCATGAGGTTGTTCGGGTTCGAAAGCGGAACCTCGATGAAGCTGCTCGTCAGGAGGAAGGGTTCAAAAATTTGCGCGAAATGGCAGTTTTGGAAGGATGATACGACTGCGAGGAACATGGTGTCGCCGGTGTATGACTGTCCAGAACTGGATGAAAAATGGGACGACAAGATGTCATATCCGCCAGCCGTCAAAGATAGGATAATGAGGAAATACCTCCCGGATTCGAGGCATAATTACGAAGATGACGTGTCAGGCTGGACAGATAGATGAACATGGCTGTAACAAACTGAGGAGATACAGACGATGCCGAAGCAACAAAAAGACGTATTGATAACGATTCATGGAGAACGTGGAGCCGGATGATGAACGGCGATAAACTGGCTGATAGCGTAATTCGGTTAATTGATGATTATAGTGCCGCTAACGCCAAGATACATCTACTGGAATCGGAGGTGGAGCGGATTGGAAAGGCATGTGATCTCGCATCCTTAAAAGGCGATAAATCGACGAATGCTTTTATTGAACGCTTAAAATCAGCAGTTGCAAAAAACGATCTGATAGACCGGAATGATAAAATCATCGTGCCGGCGGCTGACAAGAAAGGATATCGAGATGACTGAAGAAAAATTGAAACAGGAGCGTCCGTTTGATCCTAGATATCGTTTTTGCTGCAAAGACGTTACCATTCTTGTTCCGAGTATTCAACTCATGCAGGATCTTACCGGAACAATAAATTCCGTTAAGGTCGGGCCATGTGAGCCGAAAACTCTCATGGTTATTGGTATCGATCATACAAGAGATGAAAACGGAAAGTTTACCACTAAAATATATTTCCAGTATCAAAACGATCCTTTGCAGATTGATATAAGAAAAGAAGGAATCGAATGCGAGGTTTATGAATCTGTTGATTTCCATTCCTTCATAAAAGACATCGACGCGAAGATGAAACACGCCATAAAGCAAAAGGTGGTGAGTGATGAACCATTGAATCCACCTCCTCCGCCAGAAAACAGAGATATACAGCGAGGATACTCATTCGATGGCTAATATTTCTATTCATACACAACTCGATGGCTGGATTGCATACGAACGGATGTTCCAGCGAGTCAAGAAAAAGCGAGACGCGGCACGGGTTGGGATGGGAGCGGTCTTGCGGACGTTGAGGCTTTCATCGGGGATGACTATCCGAGAGTTATCACAGCTTACCGGCATATCTGGAGGTTGCCTGTCTGCCGTGGAACGTGGAGTTAAAAACTGTTATGCGACGGTGAGGATACTTGCAGCATACCGAGATCACTTGTAACACAAAATAGAGGAGCAATTTCATGGCTTTGCGAGAAATGAAAACAGTGGTAAAAGACGGCGTTGCGATCGCGGCGTTTATCAATAAAACGGACTGGAAACAGGCAGATTGGAACTCGATGCAGGGTAAATGGGCGGTTGAAGGCTTGCCTGATGCCGTATTTTACACCCATGAAGAATTCCTTTCCAAGTTCATCGGTTGGCTACCGGTCGGTGAAAAAGATGACAAACAGACCGTCCAGGTCGGATCCGCGATGCAGGTCAAGATATTAGACGGATACTATCGTATTGTCGATGAAAAATGCGAGATTACGAGTGCGATTGGAGACAAATGGCTGAATTACAACACCGGGGAATTTATTGAAAGAGGACAAGACTATCTTGTTGGCATGTGTGGGTTTGTCATCCGTCCGATCACGGCACCAGTCGAGTGCGTGGATGGGGTAATCTATTGGATACAGCGTCTTGGAGATAAAACCATCCGGCCAGGACGGTACGACTCTGGCTGTAAGCGATTCCTTACGCCAGATGGGAATGTAGATCTTGACTGCATCACCGCATGCAAAAAAGCAGACGTTCCCGCCGAAATCGGTTCTCGGAATAACCTGAAACATCATCACGCCGAGATCCGATCTCGAAGTGGGTCCCGAATGTGAACGTCCGATCCCTGAAGGTTACGGACTTCCCGGTTACTCTGAATAGGTTAACATAATGATCAAATATAATCCATTAACGATGTCCTATCAACTCTATAGCCAATGGACCCGCTGTCTTTTATATGAAGTGGATAGATGGGTAATCATTGAATCAGGAGTCGCGGAATCGGAAATTGAACCATTCGTTATCGGTCTTTATCTACAGAATAACCTGAAATAAAGGATATGAGCAATGTCACAACATGAAGGTTCAAAGTATCTCAAAGCAGAAATTCCAAAGGTTATGGTCTAAACCACAAATCATATACGGAAAAAAACATGGGTAGAAAGAAAGCCGAACAGCCGGCGCTACAATACGACAAACACAAAGAAGCAGTCGCGCAGCGGCAAGCGGACGCGTCCGAAGTGCGCAGAGATATCTCTCCGATCCCGGAAATCAAGAACAAGGACCGGAGGAATTCCTGCGAACGAGATTTGAAGCTGTTCTGCGAAACATACTTCAAACAAGCGTTCTGCTTGCCGTGGTCGCAAAACCATTACGCCATGATCGAACGGCTCGAAGCAGTCGTGTTCGACAACGCACTGTATGCAGAAGCCATGCCCAGAGGAACCGGGAAAACGACACTCGCCTGGGTGTCTACCCTCTTCGCGACATTGTACGCTCATCAACTCTATGTGTTCCTCATCGCCGCCACGGACCCGAAAGCCCGTAAACTCCTGTCGTTTATCAAAACGTCGCTCAGGACAAACCAACTCCTCATGTCTGATTTCCCGGAAGTATGTTACCCGATCAAGATGCTCGAAAATATTACTCAGCGTTCGAGTGGTCAGATATGTGACGGTCGAACGACAGCGATGAAATGGGACGGAGCCAGGGTCATCTATCCGACAATCAAAGGCTCCAAATCGTCAGGAGTCATTTTCGAAACGGCAGGGCTTCTGTCCGGACAAATACTCGGAGCGCAACACCTAAAACAGAACGGAGTAGTCCAGCGTCCAACGCTGGTATTGCTCGATGACCCCCAGACTCCGGAAAGCGCGAAGTCTCTCATGCAGACGGAAAAGAGGATGGAGGTTATCACCCATTCAGTGATGGGACTCGGAGGTCCTACTCGGAAGGTGGCGATCGCGATGCCGTGTACGGTTATCGCGGAAGGAGACGTTTCTGACCAACTCACCGATCGTAAAAAATCTCCTGAATGGCATGGACACCGCACAAAAACACTCCTGTCGTTCCCCGATGACCTGTCACTATGGGAAGAATATTGGACTATCCGAGCAGACGAACTCGCGAATAGCGACACATGCGGCCGCTCCAACCAGTTTTATCTCGATCGCAGAGACGCCATGGATATGGGTTGTGAGATCACATGGAAAGAACGGTACGACGAAAAAGAGATTTCCGCTATCCAGGCGGCGATGAACGAATATTTGAGAGATCCTGGCTATTTCTTCGCTCAACTCCAGAACGAGCCGATGTCGGATATGGGAGGTTCAACTCCGATCACGAAAGATGATGTGATTCGGAAAATCAACAACCGCAAGCGAGGATCCATCCCTACGAGTTGTAATACGATCACGGCGTTCATCGATGTCCAAGATACGCTTTTGTACTGGCTGGTGACAGCCTGGACAGACAAAATGACCGGGTTCATCATGGATTATGGGAGTTTTCCTCAACAGGGGATCCCGTATTTCACGCTCCGGAACGCTCAGAGGACTATTCAGAGAACCTATCCGGGTAAAGGCAAAAAAGCGTGCTGGTACATGGCGATAAGAGATGTCACTGAAACGCTGTGTTCGAAGAAATATTTCAGAGATGACGGGATAGAATTGACGATGAACCGGCTGTTCGTAGACGCTAACGACGGAGAAGCCGCGCCGGTCATCTATCAGTACACGAAAGAGGCAAAGCATCGAGGTATCATTATGCCGTATCGGTCGCAGGGTATCGGAGCCGCCTCGTTGCCGTTTAGCGATTACTCTCACAAAAAAGGAGATAAGGTCGGTCATCGCTGGAAGATCATGCCGACCCATAAAGACCGGTCCGTCCGGTACATCCTAAATGATGTGAACTATTGGAAGTCGACGGTGAGAGATGCTTGGAAAACCGGTCAAGGCGACGACGGGTCGATGAGTGTATTCGGAGACAACGATAAAATGCATAGGATGCTCATCGATCAGATGGTAGCCGAATACCCGATCAAGACTGAAGGGAGAGGTCGTGTGGTCGAAGAATGGAAGCTTCGGAGAGGTCGGCCAGACAACCACTTTTTTGATTGCCTGGTTGGCACAATGGTCGGCGCATCCGAGAGAGGTTGTGCGTTGCCGTCGACCGGTCCGGCTATGAAACGCCGGAAAAAGCGTAAATATGTGAAGATGTCCGATCTACAGAAGGCCAGGAGGAACCGTTCATGACCGATGTGATTGATTCGTTGTGCAGGAGTACATGTCGATATTACAAAACAAAAACGACCGATGACGGGGATGTTTCGTTTGATGGATGTATGCGACTGGAAGCAGATGGCGTCCCTCAACCCAACCCGATTCTAATCTGTCCGTATCGAATGCATCGGATAGAAAGGCGGCTCGTTGAAGTCGAAAAGTGGATCGAAAAATTCAATGAAGTGATCCTGACTCATGGACTCAGAATCAAAATACCGGGTCCGGTAGACGAAAACAAAGGTTAGATATGCTCATCGACGCCATCGGGTTTACCCTCTCAGCTTCAGACATCGCACCCCTCGCTTTATGCGTTCCGGTTAAGGTGTACGTTGTAGATTCAGACGTAACACCCAGCGCTTTATGCGCCCTGGATGTTAGCAAAAATGTGGCCGAAGAATACAGAGAACCAATCGTCGGGATCGAAGAATACGGGCTGGGAAAACTCCCGGACTACGAAAATTTGGTACACGCGTCGGTAACGCGCCGGCGAAATACCACATTATACAAACCCCTGATATGGTGGCGGTTGAAGGGGTCGTATCCGTCCGGGTTCGTCTAGGTAGAACAGGATAATATTAGGGGTGGAGTCGGTGCTTCCTTGCTAACACCGGCTCCATTAATTTCTTGACGGACTCTGAGAGAACCGATACATTGGCTGATTCCAGTGAGATATTATCAAACCAGAAGGACCCCGAAAACTATGGTATTCGCTGCCCGAGATGCCGGAGCCAATTCACCAAAGTCTACTCGGTCAGGGCGATACTCGGAGGCGTCAAACGCTACCGGCGGTGCGTCCATTGCAAAAAAACCTTCTCCACACGCGAAAAATAAACGGACAACTACGAAAATCACACGAAAAGTGCCTTTCTGCACAACGTGAAAATCGCGCCATTCTGACAAAAACCCCATTTTCAGACCTTAATCTACGCTTAATCTATGCTTAATATAGGGCTTAAAACACGTTGTATGGCCTTTAGAACACCTTAAAGTGCTTAATCCACGTTTTCAGCATATCTCTTATACGGGGGGAGCGGGTATTTTTTTATATACGCGGTTTGTGAATAATCGCTATTAATAAGAAAAATATATTGGTTTGAGACTCTTAATAGAACTGTATTTTTCGTGGTTTAAGCACTTTAAGGTGTTCTCGATGCAGAATTTCGTGGTTTAAGCCCTGTTTTATGGTCGGATTAAGCTTGGTTTAAGCTCAAAAATCGTCCTTTTTGTCGATATGACCCGTTTTTTGCCATCGGTTGAAAACAGAAAAACGATCAAAAAACGTAAAAAGGCGTGAAAATCCGGGATTCGACCCCCAATCGATAAAAAATAGCACCTAAAATGCTATATGTAGCACAACATCACCCATAATCATAAAAATACGGAATAATACATTGTCGCCGAGTAATAGATGATATAAAAGTGAATAGACGCGAATATCGTTGAATTAAACGGAATGTTAACAGAAATTTTCGAGGAATTATCATGTCGGATACCATTAAAACGAATTCTTTGAAGCCGAAAAAGGGGGTCGGAGATCAGGGGACCGTCGAACAGTTCTCGATTAAAGACCAGGTGGAGGCGGACAAGTACGATCGTGCGACCGGAAAAATGACCCGAAACACGCTCGGGATCCGGTCTCTCCGAACAAATATGCCTGGATCAAGGGATTAATGAAGAAAACCGTTCACAAACAGCCGGGATTTTTAAAACGCGTCTTTTCGAGACAGGATGCGTATTCTCCAAATGTAAAATCCTACAAAAACAATTCCGTCATGAAACGAATGGGGAATGTGGGTCGAAGAGTTTTCTCTTCTGTCCGAGCAGCTTATCACGACTTCACCAGCGATACCAAATCAACTCAACGACACTGGCAACACGCTAATAACCTCGATGTCAATTCTATCCAGTCATTGTCTGAACGGAAAAAAGGTCGGAACCGGTCTCGGTACGAAGAACGAGAGAACTCGTATTACGCCGGGATTCTCGACACACTGATTAATGATATAATCGGACCGTCTCCCCGACTCCAAATATTAACCGATGACACGAAACTCAATCAGGAAATCGAACACGACTGGAAAATCTGGGGGAAGGAAGTCAAACTCGCACCGAGAATGAGAACTCATCTGAAAACTCGGATGAGAGATGGCGAATCGTTCTGCATCAAACGCATTAACCCGAAACTGAAAAATGCAGTAAAACTCGACCTGTGGTGCGTCGAAGCCGACCAGGTGACTTCGTTGATGGAAAGACAGGCCGATAATGAAGATGATGGGATTATGTACGATCAGTACGGCAACCCCGCCTCATATCGAGTGCTCGTTAACCATCCCGGAGGTACCGGAGGCAATTCGTTGTTCAAGTTTGAAACCATCGATGCGGATAAGATGATCCACTCGTTTAAGATGGAACGGCCAGGGCAGCGTAGAGGTTTCCCGGAATTCAAGTCAGCGATGGAAGCAATCGCTCAACTCAGAGATTACACCTTGTCGGTCATGAAAGCGGCCCGAGTCGCGGCAGATATCGCAGCCGTCCTGAAAACAGATAACCCCGACCTCGACGAAATGACCACGGACAGTATCGAAGAATCGGGAGATGAAGAAGATACCATTGCCATTCCGAAGTCGATGGACGTTATAGACATCGAACGCGGCCAATATCTCGTTCTGCCGGCGGGTTACGATATCAGCCAACTCAAAGCAGAACAGCCGACCACGACATATAAAGAATTTAAGCGAGAGATGATCGGTTCTATCGGTCGCCCGAAAAACATGCCGTATAACGTCGCCGCTTGCGATTCCAGCGACTACAACTATGCCAGCGGTCGGCTCGATCACCAGAAATACGATAAATACATCCAGGTCGAACGGTTTGATTTTTCTAACGAAGTCATGGACCGGATATTTGACGCATGGCTCAGACAATGGATCATCGAAAATAGCCGGGGCGATTTGATCGAAAATGACACGAAAATACCCCATGCATGGTACTACGACGGGTCAAAACATGTTGATCCAGTCAAAGAAGCCAAAGGGCAAGGCATCCGACTCGCAAACGGGATGACCAATCTGGCTATCGAACAGGCAAACGAAGGGTTGGACTGGAAAGAGACCATGGATAAGAGTCTCGAAATCGAAGAATACCAGATGAAGGAACGCAAGCGCAGAGGTTTACCGCCGTTGCCAGTCCAGGACGAACAGCCGGCAGCGGGGAAAAAAGACTCGAAACCAGAATCCGAATCAAAAGCCATCGCAGAATTACGTGAACTGGTCGAAGATATGGCGGAGGCATTGGAGTAACCATGGCTAAAAAGACAACAATCCCAAAAACGATCTTCTTTAATCATCCGCTCGATGCCGAAAACTTCGATATAAAAGCAGCGGACGAAGGCGCCGGAGAGAAACTGCCCACGTTCACGATGAAAGCTCATAACTTCGAACCGGTCAACCAATTTTTTGGACGGGTTATCATCGATCGTGCCGGACTCAAGTTCGGCGCAACAACCCCTATCCTTTGGGGTCATGATGGAAATCAACCGATCGCGCATTCGACGCAAACCAGACTTGAATCTGGAGTATTAACCGCGTCAGGTCCGGTTTCCGGATACAACGTCGTGCAAAAGGCTAATGAGTTTGTTGGGATGGCGAAAAACGGGTTTCCATGGGAATCATCCGTAGGCGTAAATGCGACAATCCGCCCGGAACGTATCGGAGCGGGTGAAGAAACTGAAGTGAATGGGAAGAAATATCCCGGCCCGATGTTCGTGTACCGTGAATCGAGGCTATTGGAAATAAGCGTCATTGTGAGAGGCGCGGACAGTAATACGAATGCAACGGTTGCCGCCAGCGACGGCTATCAATTTGAAAACCAGAAGGTTGAAAACAAGAAGGAGTTTGCTATGAATCCCGAATTCAAGAAATGGTTGGAAGCGCGGAACATCGTTGCGGAAGAACAGTCCGAAGATGGCCTGAAGGCGCTGGAATTGGCGTTTTCGTCCGCGCCGGAACCGCCCGTCCAGGCGTCTCAGCCTGTGACTCCCAGCCAGCCGGCGCCGGCACTCACGGCAGAAAGCGCACCGGTCGCTCTGCTTGAAGCCGTCAACGGGCTTCGGTCGGAAGTGATGGACATGAAAAAAGAGTCCCGTTCGGCGCAAATCCGCGCGATGTGTGGAGAGTACACGGACGTCGCGAAACTCTCGATCGCAAACCAGTGGGGAGATGAACTGATTTTGGCGAAGATCGAAAACGCCAAATTCAAGGCTGGCAACTCGTTCAACGTGAACACGGGCAAAGGAGCGTTGGCGCTGAGTGGTGATATCATCGAAGCGTCGATCCTGCTGAACAGCCGATCCCAGGCGGGTCGCTATCCAGAAGAAAAACTCATGATGTACTAGGCAGCAACAGCGCCCGGAGCCGCTCCTGCCTCGTAGGCCATGAGTTTCCGGCAGTTATTCGGGCATGTCGCCGCGTCGCAAGGGAAATATCTCGATATGCGGCAGTCGACGCCGGACATTGTCCGAGCAGCCTTCAGTACGCTGGACATTTCCGGGATCTTGTCGAACACAGCCAACAAACAACTCCTGGATGCGTATCAGGGCGTCGAAAACGCGTGGGAATCGGTCGGGTCGAAGAGTAATGTCAACGACTTCAAAACTCACACCCGCTATCGGCTGACCGACAGCATGACGTATGAAGTTGTCGGACCCGACGGAGAAATCCCGCACGGAGAACTCGACGAACAGTCATTCTCCCAGCGAATCCAGACCTACGCGAAAATGTTCTCCATCACGCGCCAGGATCTCGTCAACGACGACCTGAACGCGATATCGGACATGTCCCGCAGGCTCGGAGCCGGCGCGGCCCGTGCGCTGAACAAAGTGTTCTGGACCCTGTTCCTGGGGCTGGAAGCGTCCGGCTACTTCGCGTCGGGTAACGGCAACCTGGACGCCGGGGCGAACGCGCTGTCCATCGATGGGCTGACCGCCGGAGAACTCCTGTTCCTCAATCAGACCATGCCGGTTGCCGACCAGGAAGATGGAGCAGCACATCCGTTGAATTACGAACCCCGCAAACTCATCGTCCCGAATGCGCTGCTCGGAACCGCGCAAGCGTTGATGGCGGCCGTGAAACTCAACGAAACCACCACGGCGAACACCCCCCAGCCTGATGTGAACATTCACGCCAACAAGTTCGAAATCGTTCGTTCGTCCTATCTGAATATCTCCGGTATCAGCGGAGGTTCCGCGTCCGAATGGTATCTGGCAGCGGACCCGAACGTTATCTCGGGAGTGGACGTCGCGTTCCTCAACGGCCAACGGACCCCCATCGTTGAATCGGCAGATGCTGACTTCAACACCCTGGGCATCCAGTTCCGTGGCTACCACGACTTCGGAGTGGCCGAACAGGATCCGCGAGCGATGGTGAAAATGAACGCCTAACCTTTCTTGCAGCCAGTCTCCGCCGGCGTCCGGCTTTCGCCGGCGGAGACATATAACGAAAGCCAGATCACAAAAAACAGGTTTAAAAATTAACGAATATCGAAAGGGACTATCATGGCGAATGCGTATGAAGGAGAATTTCGGAACTACGGCCGTGAAATGGATTACACTCCAGCCGCAGTGGTTTCCGCCGGTCAGGTTGTGGTACTCAACGACATGATCGGGGTCGCGAAAAAGGATATCGAAGCGAGCCGCAAAGGATCCCTGGCGCTGGAAGGCATCTTCCGGATGGCGAAAGACGATTCCAGCGGGTCCGCAATCGCACTCGGAAAACTCGTCTATTGGGATGACGCGAACAATGTCGTGACCGAAACAGCATCGACCCACGTGAAGTTCGGTTATGTCGTCGCCGCCGCTGCGGACGGAGATGACACGGTCATCGTCAAAAAGGTCCTGCTTGACTGATAGCATTCAATAGGATACGGGTGCAACCGCATGTCAGGTTGCATCCGTTCTTTTACTATCAGGCACAGGATTGGTAATCGTATGGCGAACATGTTTGAAGACCTCGCGGGATTCATGGCGGACAATTTCGAGGATCACTTCTCGGAATCGGACGCCATCTATACCGCACTCGCCGGAGGTACCGTTACACTCGACGCATCTATCGGAAAAAACCCATACGAAACAGAAGAAGAAACCACCTTCATCGAAGATGAAATCAGGATGGATTTTATCGTGAAAGCCGCCTCTCTACTGATCAACGGCAGCGAACATACTCCCGCCAGAGGAGACACGATTAAGCGAACGAATGGAGAAATCTATACGGTCGCAACCGGGCAGGGTGGAGATATGGCTTATCGTTACTGCGATGCGTTCGGGAAAGGGATTCGGATACACACGTTCTTGAGTACGGGGGTATAGATGGTTTTCGCAATCAAATCCACAATGATCCTTATCCTGTTTTCATCGATCCCGATCGGATCAGATACTTCCGTATGGGGTCAATGGGGCTTGGCCGGCTTGGTGGTCGGGCTGGTTTTATGGCGTGATTGGGATGAGAGAAAAACGGATGGCTAAAGCGATCGATAAAAAAGATTGCTGGATACAGGAAGAATTCATCGAGGCGATCAACAACAATACAAAAGCCATGCAGCAACTCAATTCCAGACCGTGCCTCAGTGGAGTGAAAAATGACGGATAGCCTGGTCGTACAACTCTGTGCCGCCGCCGTTGACCAGATCAACGCCGCAAAGCCGTATGAATATGGAGCGCTCACGGCGGTCAGGAAGTTTTTACCCGTTTTAGACGCAAAAGACCACGATCTCCGAGTTTATGCTGTTCCAAACTCAAAACTGTTTTCTGATTTCGATCGAGATGGAACGGATGAAACCGTATCGATCGATATCGTTATCCAAAAAAAGGTTGCAAACAACCAGGATAATGCGGAACTTGACCCGCTGTCGAGGCTTGTTGAACAGATCGAAAACGTGTTCCGGCTGCAAAACATCCAATCGTTACAGGCGAATATCTTAAGATTGGAGAGAGATCCTTTGTATGAACCGGAACGGCTGCATACACTCTTAGAATTTGTCGCCGCCATCACCATTACATTTAATGAAATAGTTACCAAGGGATAAATAAAATGACCTATCCTGAAAAAGCGTATTCCGTTGTGTCGGCTGATAAAACCGGTGGATATTCGAAACGGATTATGATTGTTAATCCCGGACAGGCGAGACCCATTGCGGGAATCGGTACGCTGGCCGCTGCCGATGCGGACCAAGGAGTAATCTACGAGGATACCTTAACCCACCTGTATTGGGTTGTTAATCCTGCCGGTGATGCGTGGATTAAGCCGTTTGACCCGTCAGCGTCCTCTGTTGATTCTGTGTTTGGTCGTTCTGGAGACGTGGTTTCCGCTACCGATGATTATAAATCGTCACAGATCAAAAACGATTCCAATATTGCGGGGGCGACCGAAAAAGACGCACTGAACACCGCAAAAACGGCATACGATTTTAACACCACGCACAGGGGGAAAACGGACAACCCACATTCTGTTTCTGCTGCTCAAGCTGGCGCTGATGCCGCTGGTGTCGCTGCTGCTGGTGATTCCGCGCATCTAGGCGCATTCGCCCATGGAGATATTGCTACCAACGTTTCGGCCATTACAAATCTACAAACGGATTATATCCAAACACTTATTGTCGGTAAACATGGTGATGATGCCAATGATGGGGAGATACTTTCAGAAGCATTCCTGACTATTGGTGCAGCGATTGCTGCCGCTGGTGCGATTGCAACCGATGCTGCTGCTGTAATGATTCATGTCATAGACGCGGGAACGTACACCGAAAACCTGACCATGGCCGCATATACAGATTTGTATGCTCCCGATGCCAGACTGATCGGTAATCAAGTGCTTGTTGATCATTCAAATATTACATGCAAGAAAATTTCTGCAACATCTGGAGCGGCTGCTGTCAGTAAAACGACTGGTACATTAAACTCTGGGTTGTTTGTAAAAAATCTCACTACGACCGGTTCTATTCCAGGAGTTACTTGTACCGCCGGAGAAATCCGAGGTCACATAACAACGTTGAGTGTCGAAAACAGTTATGGTATCGGTGATATCACAACCGGGATTCTAACGTACTCGATAGACAACATCATAATCACTGGAACAGGATATGGTGTCGGTCTTGCTGCCGGAGGCGGTGGAGAAATGTCGCTCTCTATCGGAACCATCGAAGATACTGCTGGAACAGTAGGAACCGCTTTCGGTCTTCTTGCTGGTAGTCTTGACGTAAGGCTGAATCATTCAAGCGCAGATAAGTTCTGTGTTGTTGCTGCAAATACTAATTTACGCGTCAAAGCGGCGCATGTTGTTGCAACAGTTGCCAGTGATATTGCTGGAAAGTTCCAAGGTTATGTTTCTGAATTTGATTCTCCAGTTACGCCAACAGGAACTGGTTTCTTTGCATTAAAATGTAATAAGTTTGATGGAACAATTACAACTAATGGTGCGCAAACAATTTTACTCGACGCACAAGAAGTTGATGCTGCAACGAGTATCGTTGCGAATGCTTCCGCAAGCGTTTATGCAAATGGTACCAAAATCAGTACGGGCGTGGCCGGGACATTTAACGCAACCGATTTAAATATTCTCTCCATTCAACGGCGTACCCCAGATGGCTGGCATTATGTCTATGATGGTGGCTACACAGACACGCCGTCAAGTACAAGCGTTTTAACAA